ACTCCGGCAATCTCAAGCATTTGGTCATACATATAGTCAACCAAAGCCTGTGTCTCTTGCTGATTAAGAGCAGATGTGACATATGTCACTTTTGCTTCTTTACCATCAGCCGTGGTTGTGGTCTGAATGAAACCACCATTGCGAAGTTCGTCTTTCTGGTCTTTATCGATAGCGCAGTTGTGCAACCAAAGGATAGCCTGTACGTATTGGGCAACATCGTTTACTCGGTCTGAGTTGGTGATGTTAAGAGCGTCCATCAGAGGGATGACGGCCTCAAAGCAAGCCATTCGATTGATGTCGTTCTTGTACTCAATAATCGGGATCTTGCCGATGATGTTAGGCTTCTTGCTGATGATTTCATCCTCAAGAATCTCGTAAACCCAATCGGGCGTATACGCAGTAATTCGTCTGACTTCAAGCTGGGGAATCCATGAGTATGTGACTGCCATCATCTTGTGCTTGTAGGCATCGTTTGTGTAAACACAATATGTGTTCAGCGGATTCAGCACTACAAGGTCAAACGGAGCAATGTCATCGGACTTCTCAAGCTTCGGATACACAAGCAGATAACCCAGCCCTGTGGTTTTAAAGTCATGTGCAAGTTCTATATCCTTGCCTGCCTTGTCCTGTTCCCATAGCATCTCGTTCAGCGAAGCAACTCTCTTGTCATCCTGTTTGACATCTGCCCTGGTGAAATCGTCAGCCGCCCTCTGCACAAACATGATTGGTGAGGCAAACTCATATCCAATCTTGAAATTTGTGATAAGTGCCGCATAATTGGCGGCGGTTTTGACATTGATCTCAGGGCGAATGTCCTTGACTCGATAAAAAATCGGCTGGTCACCCTTCTCATAGTCCTTGAGATACTGCATCTCGCTCCTGTTCAGGAAATGAACAAGCATGGTCTGTTCGACCGCAGCAAGCACATTCTCATTCACGGAAAGGTCAACAGGATTCCAGTAAATCTTTCTCCGGCCTTTGAGCAGAGGGGACTGTGCAAGACTCGCATTTGGATTGTTATTCTGTTTTGTGGTGCTTGTATCAGCCATTATCGTGTCTCCATATACGCCAAAAGCAAGGCTCACCTATGTGGAAAACCTTGCTCGTTACTTTCGCTAGTTTAAAAATAAAATAAAAAAAGCGGACAAATCGGACAACTTTGCTCAATTTCCGATTTTTTCATACGTTTTTTCAAAAATATCCCTTCTGCAAGGGTAAAATTCGCCGTCTACGCCTCGGATGATGTAATCTCCGTTCATCGCCCCCATGTCTCCCTCAAGTGTCGGGATGATGATTGAGATTTTGTTGTTTGTAAACCGACATCTGTTTTGCGTAAACTCGATAATCTCAGCTTTGTTGTATCCAGTCCACTGGACTGCGTTAATCGGGATCGGCTTCTTGATGTATTTAGCCATCTCTGTCCTCTCTTTCCAAAAATCTCTCAACGGTCTTACGCACCGAATCCTCGGTATTGCCACCGCCAATGTTTAGGGCAATCTGTCTCCACTTCATGCCATCGACAAACCTCATGGTCACTATTCGCCGGACATGGGAATCATCGATGCTGTTGATAAACTCCAAGACATCATTGGTTGACTGCTCAATCTCTGACCTCAAGGCATGAAGGATACTCTTGCGAGTGTTCAGAAGGGTCCGCTTCTTGGCATAATCCCTCTGAGGGAAGCCAGTAATGGTGAAATGCTGAATGCCACCTTCTCCACCACGAACCATATCAGTGACCTCACCCTCGTCAATGATCTTCTGCAACTCTCTCTCGGTCTTGCGTATCCGCTGTTCGACCTCTTCAATCTCTCTGACCAAATCCATATACTGCGTCAAAGCATTTTTCTTCCTCAAAACGGTCTTCTCCCTACGATTGTCGGCGGTGTCTCTGCTCTGTTCTTCCACTTGGCGAAACTCGATAGCGCATCAGGTACGTCATCATGCTTGTTCTTAGCCACAGGAGAGTAGCTGAGAAGGAATCCCATCATGCGACCATAATCATCCCCTGGATTGTACATGGACTTGTCTCGGAAGATGATGTGCTGTTTTACCCATGGTGCATAAACGATGATTTTCGTCTCTTTGTTCTGCGTAGTGTACTGCTGAGTGATATTGCAGTATGCTTTGGCTTCTTTCACTCGGTTACTTACCTCAAGGGCAACTCTGTCACCGCCATTGTTTGACTCAAACTGGCAAGCCTCGACTTTGTTCGTCAAGATTATGTTTGTGGATCTCGCATACTGAGCCTCATAGTCAGCATTGTCATCGCAAATAGCATCGACAAGGTAATAGTCATCGTCATATTTGAGAAATACAGGCTGCACAAAGAAGTCAGTGCCTTTGTTCTTGGTATCAACGATAGACAAGACGGCATCCGGCGGTGTGACAGGCAGTTCCAAGTACCTACGGAGTTCGTCATCATGGTAGAGCAGTCCTTCTCGCTCAACAGGCTCGTTTTGGAACAGGCACTTGAAAGAAACCTCGTCCATTGTCTTTTTGATGTCATTGAAATACTTGGTGTCAAATCCTACGCCACCATCGTAGTCAAAGTTGGATTCGCCATTCTCGTTTAGAGCTGGCACTGCGATAAACCTTGCCCTCGGATTGTCTTGGTTATACTCAATAAGCCTACCAACGACATCATGTACCGACCATCGGGTGCAGATGTGTAGTTCTCTCGCACGGTTTTTCTTTCTTGTACGAAGATCCGTGTTATATGTCTGCCATAATTTGTTTAATCGTTCGATGTTCAGTGCTTCCTCAATGCCTGAACACAAGTCATCAGCACAAAGCAGATACTCGCATCGTGTACTACCAGTCAGTGATGCACCTATGGCTCGGCAGGTCAGCGACTTGAATCTCTTTGGTCTGCCAACATTGATGGTTTGATCCTTGGAGTTCGTGCCTTCCCTTGCCTTGAACGGCACGTTTGGAAAAATCTCATGCCACGAATACTCATCGATGTCACTGAGAATCTGATTCACGCCATCGAACAGTGATTTCGTCATCGTGCCTGAGAAGGATGAGGCCAAATTTGGCATATCGGGGAACCAACCGATGATTCCACTTAATACAAAAATTTCAAGAGTCGATTTTCCGGTCCCTGGAGGCATTGAGATTGTCAGAAGGTCAAGCTTGTCATCAACAAGGTCTTGCATAGCTTGAATGATTCCGTGTTTTATCAGAATCTCTCTCCTTGGCTCGTAAAACTTGGTGTGCTGTTCTCTCTTACGCTCAAGGAACATGAGGTAACTGTCAATCACTCTATGCCTTGCCTCAAGCAGTGTAACCTGCCAGTAAAGGCTCTCCCAGTTTCCAGGTACGCCATTGGCAATACCCAACATACAACTCTCTCGGACATACTTCGCCCATGTAAGAAGCCATGTCCTGTCTCTGCCGATCTCTAAAGTGTCATACTCCTCTTTGAAGTTGAGCAAAATCTGATAGCAGTACTCGATGCGCTCATAAGGCGAGATGTTGCCATTGTGAGACAGCTGCATTATGGTCGTGGAATAGTCTTCTCTGGAGTTGGTTGCTTTGGATTTAGCCATAAATAAAAACAAAGCCTATCCGCACTCAAGCAGACAGGCTCTCCCCTCTCAATTACTCTTTTTTGTTTTGGAAAATTTTTCGGAATCGAAGTTGTAGCACTCCCAAATGGATTTGCACCATTGTCTCTTCCGCATAGGTCGGAAGTATTTTGACTGGCTAAACTATGTGGAGTGATGCGAAGGTGGTCAAGTTTTTGGAAAGGAGTCCCGACTGTTACGGCTGGAAAAAACTAATAAAACCAGTTTTGGATTCCACATGAAGCAAAGAAACTGAAAAGGATCAGGGTAAATGGCTACTTGGAGAGTTGCGCTAGGTAATACTTGGAGGTGTATGCCAAAACAACATTTCTTGAAAAAAACAGGAGTAACATCATGAACATCATCGCAACAGACTTCTGACTCTCCGTTCGCCATTTTGCTTTTGTGCCACACATTGACGGCCTGTGGCAACCGACTCAGCCAAGCTAAGTAGATCAAGGAGTTTATATCACAATGCAAGTCACTGGAAATCATGATTGCTTGAAAGATCACTCGTCCAACATGCGGACCAAGTGGGTCAAGTCCGCTAGAGGTCAACCCCTACGAGCAATGAGGATGTCCTCTCTTGAGCCAAAATGTAAATCATCATGGTCAAATCGTCAATAGTTGACTGAAAATTCTTCCTGCAAAGTGGATAAATCATGCTTGTACCAAGTGAATGAAGGTAAATGTATTAAGCCAAATACTTGAGGGAGTAGTGTATATAATAGCCTGCTAGAGGGAAATAATATATAACTCTTTTGCTTTAAATTACTTGAGTGTAAATATACGCAATAGTCTTTTTTGTTTTAAAAATACTTAGGGGAAATAATATATAATAGCCTTTTTTATTTTAGAACTACTAAGGGGACTAAGTATATAATAACTCTTTTTTGATTAAAAAATATTCGGGGGACTAACAGGCCGCCTCCCTTGTCAAGCTGTAGACCCCTCCCGGCTGTCGAACCAAATTCGTATATGCGAACTATTTCGATTTGTCGGCGGCAAACAGTCAAGGGAAAGATTGTATACACGTATTCAGGCATACACGCATACTAATGACCACGGGGGGACGTTTTTAAAAAATCGTACACAAACACACGAAATATTAAATACGCCGTTAAATAATATTTTAGCGACTAATTAACCACTATATGTTGTGGTTAGCATATACTTACACCACTAGATATTAAATATTATCATACCTGAACACAAAAAATTTAGCGTCATTTGTCCGGCGTTTGCGCTATTCCAGTTTGTCCTATAGTGGCAATTTGTTTTAAATCAAGCTTTGGAACGTCAGCGGAAATGTTAACGGCTATTTGCTGCGGTTGATCGCTATAACCTCTTACTTTAGCTACAAACATACCGCCTACACCATTGGTTTGTGCTATATGTGTAAATAAATCACTATCACATATAGTAAGCCATTTTTGAATATATCTAATGATATTAGGATTAACTTTACTATTATCCGTTACTCTTATACCATCTTTAATATTATATATATACTTAACATCTATATGTACCATATGATTACAGAATATAGAAACCATAGGAATATAAGAGAATGTATAGCATAGATTTATATATATATTTTCAAATACATTATCTAATAATTGCCAATCATAGTTATATGTATTTGGTATTATAGGCTTTATATTATGTCTATATATATATTCTAGTAAACCATTAAATATCATAGGTTTATTATTAAATATATCATCCGGCTTATACAGAGTATTTATATAATTATCTATACTGTTTTGTATTTCTGTTTTAGTTATATATTTACCCTCTTTGGATGTAACTATAGTATCATCAATTTCATAGTTACTATAGCGATCTAATCTTATTCCTGAAATTGTCTTTTCGCTTTTCATTTCTATGTTTCCTCTTTCCCTAATTCTGTTTTATAGTTTCCGTAACTTTCAAGTATATATAATGATTACATGCCGTATTTATAAATACTATGTAAACGTATCTAATTATCGCATAATATAGTTTTAAATACTATTTATTTTAGTCTATTATACTTTTATTTTTCATTGTACTCGATTCAGGGCCATGGTTATTAAAATCGTACTAACGAACCACAATTCGATAATACAAATTGACAGATTATTTGTCAAATTGACAGACACGCTAGGGGCGCATGAAATTTCAGATACCCTAACAACTATACGCTAAAACATCTGAAAACGTCTCCAGGACGAATTTTGTGCAACATTACAACAAATATGCATAATATAACGATATTACGCTTATTATACGGCTATTATACACGAAATATGCATTTATTTTGTGCAAAATGCCGGATGGCAAAAACGCCGAAATCAATAAACCGAACATGAATTTACAATATTCCGTTAAATGTGCGGAAAATAGCGTATTTTGACCGTATTTTTTTATCGAAAACAGGCGTATTTTTAGCGTTTTTAAATTGTATGAAAAACATACACAATTCGGTTTGTCGTGATCTGTTCGTGATGTCGTATTATTTACATTTCTAGCGTGTTTAAACACTTTCATTCTTCGCATCTATTATTCAATATTTTTCATTATTAAATATCCATTAAATTCTCTTTAAATACTTTTATTTTGCGCTTATTTTTAGTATTATATTAGTAGGAACAAGGGCGCAGCCTATGGTGGCACTTTAACACACTAAAGTATAAAAGATAGGAGAAAAGCACAATGAAAAGAAGAAATTACGCAAGCGAAGAAATGATTGAAATGATTGCAACCCTTAGGAAAAAAGGCATAAAGGAATACATTTGTAGCACTTCCTACGTAACCAAAACTGGGAAAGTTAAAACTCTTAAACACGTATGGAAAAGCACCGCACAAGGCATCAGTGCATACGCAAACAATATGTTTCTGAAATATGGTGATAGCGTTTGTGTAGTTATTACATATTTCGACAATGACATGAAGTTTCATATCTTATGCGAATATGGTGCATAACTTTTTTGGTACTAATTGAAAACATCCATAGGTTAGTTTGAGATTTGAAGCCTACGGCATAAGCCGGGAACTTAAGTTTATGCCGTAACTTGAAACCTTAAACACACAACAAAGAATAGGAGCAAAAAAATGATAGCGATCAACAAACAATACTATTTAGCAAATCCATTTACAGTGCTTGTTAGCAAGCTTAACGGCACAAAGTATGTAGATTGGAAAAGTGTAAAGGATGACACTCTTAATACTTCCTATGGCAATTCCAAAGTAGGGCGTGTAGGGTGCTTTAACCTTCCCGTTGAAAATACTTGTGTTAATTGTGAGTGCAAACTTAAACGCAAGTGTTACGCCCTTAGAGGCTGCTATATGTTCCATACTAATCAAGCTACATACGCCGAAAATTACGCATTCTATAAAAGAGTCGGAAAAGACGGTTTTGTGTCCGCTATGGTTGAACGTATCAAGGCGAACAAATGGAAATTATTCAGATATTTTACGTGCGGTGATATACCTGACATCGACTTTATGTCCGCTATGGTTGAAATTGCAAATCAGTGCGAAAAAACAATTTTTTGGACGTATACCAAAAAATATGGAATTGTGAATATTTGGTGCAACAAAAATGGAATTGAAAGCATTCCGGCAAATCTGACAATAATTTTTAGTCATTGGTTGAATGAAGACGGGACTTACTTCCCTATGTCCAATCCGTACAATTTCCCTACTTCAGAATTCATCCCAATTGGTAGGGAAGAAATGAAAGAACAAGTTACGTTTATTTGTCCTTGTTCTGACCCTACGGTATATAGCACTTGTGAAACGTGTGAACACCCTTGCTATAAATTGGAACATGGTCAGAGCATGGCATTGTTAGAGCATTCAACGCCGGAAACTAAGAAAAGAGATAGGGCAATCAGAAAAGCAAAGAACGCAATCAAGAAAGCGATGAAAGCTTTAAGGAAGTAATAACTAATAGCTGACGGCGGTCAAAAACTCTGATTGGTACTACGGCTTATGCTATGTACTGGGTTACGATACAAACCGCCAACACTTGAAAAATAGGAGTATCAAAAATGTTTAAAGGATTTATAAGCAAAGACGGCAAGCAAACTTATATTAGAACAGATAGCATTATCGCAATTTATGACAATATGAAAATTTACAAGAAAGACGGCACGACAGAATACATTGCAAATATTTATCTGTTAGGCGGTCAAAATATTAACGTAATAGGTACGGCAAGCGATTTACTGGAATATATAAAGGAGTAAAAAACCATGACTATTATGAGCAAAGGGAAAAGCAAAGCAAAGATACTAGAAACCGCAACCAATGCAATTGTTATGTTTGAATTTCAGACACGTTTTTTCAACTCATGGTCCGCAGCGGTTAGATTTTTAATGCATTACGGTTATAGCTTTTAAAAACTGAATATAGATTACAGGGTGCGGAACAAAAAAACCGCACTCTTTTTTATGCGATCTTAGGCAAATTTGGAAAGCCTTGTATTTGACCATTTAAGACGTTTTATATCATGGTGGCACTCTTATAGCCTACTCTTAAAAAAGTGCCTTTAAATCGGTTTTACAAGCTTATAACCATACAACGGTATCTAATCCGGCGGCATATATTCCGATTTCAGGACGCTAAAAACCTTGTATTTGCCATTTTAAGGCGTTTTGACTTGCCTATGCTATAAGAGTATTAGCAATATGATTTAAAGGCTATATAAGCCAAATAGACGGCAAATTTTAGCTGTTTTGTGTTTGTGTCCTATGGTTTTTTAGAAACTATGCGACCATGGTTATATTTATATTTTTTCGTTTATTCCGATTGCAATTTGTCGTTTATAGGTTTCGGCTATGCATTCTATTGTTCATAGTGCAAGACTATGTATTCATGGTTGATAGTCTCCGGCTATATGTGAGCGTTCTGTTGCGTCCTGAGTGCGTTCCCTATGAGCGGAGCGGAAAAGTGAACCAGTTTTGAGCAAAAACAAAACCTATATACGTGTACATGATGCGGAGCGGAGCAGAGCGAAGAACAAAAACTCATATATACATGACGCTCAAAGGGATCACAGCGGAACAGCGAACTCAGCGAACTCAGCGAACTCAGCGAACTCTCAGCCAGTGCGGATACTCTCCAATCATCTCTATATATACAGCGGAAGCCACGGAGAAAATCAGACTGCTGCCCAATCGTTTATTTATGTCTCAGACCGCCTGCAGGGCATTGAGATTGATTTTTATAAGCTAGTGGCAGAAGTACCCACGGCGAAGCAAAACGCCACGTAAAAGAAACTGGACAGTGCGGAGAATGTCCAAAATTAATCGGATGACCACGGCAAAGCCACGGCGGAGAATCTGCGGAGCGGAGACATCGGCGGAGAGTCCGGCTGTCGCAAAAATCCCAACGCTCTCCCAATGTTCTCCCAATACGCTCCCACTCACATCTATTGACTTTCCTTTGTGATCTCGGTGAAGACAAAGCGAAGATGCCCAAAATTTCAAAACTCAAGTTGACCACCTCTCAAAAATTTTTCAGAGATTTTTCAAAAACTCAAGTTGACCAGGACTCAAAATTTTTGACTAATTTTTAAAAATGCGAAGTTGACCACCTCTCAAAATTTTCCTAAATTTGTTTAAAATAATCCTTGCATTTTACGTTTAAATTTAGTAATATAAGTACAAGGAAACAGTAGTTAGCACGTAGGAAAGGAGTATATATGAGAATCAAGGATTTCATTAAACTCTGCGGAGAGAAGGAAACAGCAAAGGTCATGTTCTACGAGTGTGACGAGCGTGAATCAATCACCATCACGGTATGTGATCTACTGGAAGACAACAGATACGAGGAACTGCTCATAAGCGATATTGCTTCGTGGGATTACGATGACGGAATCCTCTGCATCTACTACTTCAGAGAAGAAAACTGAGGTTGACCACCTCTCACAAATGAAAGGAGAAAAAGAAATGGCAAAAATCATTAATGCAACAGCAGACTACACAGGCGGTGGATGCTACCTCTACACTGGCGATCTTGGATGCGGACTCTACTTCATGGCTGCAACCGACTGGATGGATTACGTGTTAATCCTCAACGCCGACCCCAATGAGGACATCGAACTGGCAAGCACAGACGAATGGCAGAACGAACACAGATGGGCAGAGATGACTGGCTCGGACGCAGAGAGATTCCTCGGAGAGGTTTTCGATTTCATCATCATCAATGCTCCTGACGGCAACTACTGCACTGGAGATATCATCGAAGCCAAATCCAAGTTGACCACGGCTGACAAAACTTTCGTCAACATCCATGACGGCAAGGTCGTTACCATCCATGAGTGCTACGCTCCGGCGGACGATACGACATTCATCATGCGAGAGGTCGAAGAACAGGGTGTGATCTTGAGCAGAGAGGTCATAGGCTTCTACAGCGGAGAGCCGGACGCAGAAGCAACCAAAACCTACATGGGCAAGACAAAAGCCGAATACGAAAACTGAATCTGACCACGGCTTGCTGACGGAGCATAGGACATCAGCCGGATGCCTAGAGAGGTTCGACTCCTCTCAGCCGATTTCTAGAAACTGAAGTTGACCTAGACTCAAAAATTTTGGAAGGAGCAAACCGATGAGAAGAGAAGTATGGATTGACGATGCGATTGGCAATGTAACCATAGTGCTGTCTGACGAAGACGAAGTCAAAGCGATCTACTGGTGCGATGAGGACTACGAAACTGAAATCGTAGAAAGGTTCAAGGAACTGGACGCAGACCCCATGGCATATTTTGGATGGAAGTCCGGCTACAACACCTACACGGTGTGGAGAGCATCGGAGATTGACAAGCTTGACAAGTACGATGAGGACGGCGAAGAGGTCGACCTCAAAGAACACCCTTGGACGCTGCACGAACTGTTTGAGCATACGACGGACTGGTCGCACAGGCTGAATCCGCTCCACATTGTAGCAATCGACTCCCACGGAGATGAATGGGATGAAGCAACATTCTACGGCATAGACCACGCCGAAGAGTTTGCGGAAGGCCTCGTAGAGAGAAGCGGAGACAATGTCGAGATACGCCAGTATGACGATGACGGTAACTATGAAGTCATCAAGTGCAAGAAACCTCTCCAGCTCACTGGTCGCAGAATCCGCATCGTGTTTGAGGATGGAAAAAGCAAAGACATCTATGGTGAGATTACATTGGCTGAAGAAGGAAGAATCCACATTGTTATAAACTGAAGTTGACCACGGTTTGACATTTGCCACTGTCCTTGGAGTCTAAACCGCTCCAGGGACGGCATGGGAACTGTTTAACAGGCAACAGCAAAGGAGACGCTATGAGAGTTACAAGAAAGAATTTAGTCAGCGTGATCTACTACCCTACTGACGGACAGTGCAGAGCATTTGTCAAGGATGCATACGGCAAGCGATACTACTACAGGGACTACAAAGCCAATCCACCCAAATGCGTACTGGACATGATTCAGACTCCGGCGGTGAGGAGCATCACCCTTAATGACGAGGTTATCAGCCAGTTGCACGGTAGCACAAAGCCGTTTGAGCCAGTAGATTAAGATAGCTGCACAGGGGAGTTTAACCGCTCCCCTACCAAATTAATTAAATTAAATACGCAGTTTCTGCTTGCGTTGTACGTTAGATTTTAGTATAATTTAAGCGCAGGGAACATATATCACATCGAAAGGAGTAAGCAATGAGGAGACAGTATTTCGCACACTATTACAAGAGATTCGGCAACACCTATTCTCTGCTTTATGCAGACACAAAAGAGGAACTGGAGATGATTCCTGAAGACGCAGAGCGCATCACAAGGAAGAAAGCGGAGTCTCTCGCCGCCGATGAGAATTACAGGCGTAAATATGACAGAAGTTGCTCCGGCTACGCTGACAACATGATCTACCCTGTTGGTCTGAGCAGAGAGGACGTTTGGAACATCTGCAACAACAGCAAGTACTACAAGAACGGTTACGTTTGGGAAAAGACAAACAGATAAAACTCAAGTTGACCACAGTTAATAGTTGCCACGACTCTCAAAACTGCAAAGCTTTGGGAGTTGTATGGGAGATGTTAACAGGCAATGAAGGGAGAACACAATGGCAAAAACACAGATGGCGAAAATCCAGCTTAATGGTAGCACGTACACAATCGTAGCGGAGAGCGACGGCAACACGCCTGAAGTAAAGGCGTTTCGTGTTTACAAGGCTTGGCACGAGTACAGGCCGGATTCCTATCCGCTGAAGCACAAGAAGCAGATAGGGAAGGAACAGACCTTCTTCAAGGCACTCACGGACGTTGTTGGCGATATGTGCGGTTTCAAGGTTTTACTGGTGACAGAGGAATACATGAGCAAACTCCAGTCGAGACACTGAGAGAATATAAACTCAAGCTGACCACGGTTTAAAGAAAGGAGTATACAGCATGAGAAGAAGTAATTTTTATAACTATGGGACAATCAAAGATGAGCAGAAGTATCCGAAGGTTGGATTCGTTCGGAAGAGCAAACTGGATGTCCCCGAAGGTTGCAAGGAAGTCCTCATCTACACGATTCCGCTGCGTAAGGAAGATGTCAAGAAGTACGGATTGGTTGATCTCAATCCAGAAATCAAGAACCTCGGTATCATGCGGATGTCGAGAGGACTCCGGCAGAAGGACTTGGCAGAGTTGACAGGACTCAGTCTCCGCACCATACAGGGATGGGAAGTGTATGGGATCGCTGTGGCAAACCTTGGCAAAGCCTACAGAGTAGCGAAAGTCCTTGAATGCACACTTGAGGAACTCCTCGATGAAGAAGACCTCGCATGGAAGCCTGAAACGCACGATTGAAAGGAGCGACATGGCTATTTGGAAGAAAGTGCCGTACACAGTCAACGGCAGAGATTACAACAAGTATGAGTACGGAAACTGCACACTGAAGCGCACCCACAGCAAGAATATGTTCACTGGGAAGGAGATGTCTCCCCAGTACCAGGTTTGGGAAATCTTAATAGACGGCAAGAAAGTCGACTACAGGCAGAGCATTAAGGAAGCCAAGAAGTTTGCTGAAGAGTATCTAAAGGAGCAGAAGGAATGAAACTTTACTGGATCACAGCCACAACAAAGTCCGGCGATAAGGTTTTCACGACCAATCCGCTGAAGAGCAAAGATGAGTGCATCGAGCAGCTGTCAATTTGGAAGGACTTCTACCATTACGAAATCTCCGAAGCATGGATTGAGTGCGAAGGGATCATCGAATATTTGGAAATCTGAAAAACTCAAGTTGACCCCCACTTTAAAAAATTTTGAGGTAAAAACATGACAACGATTACTATTTATGATGACACAGCAGAACTGTTAGAGAAGCTGGCAGAGAAGTACAACTCCACTGAGTATGATGTCCTTGATGACATTCTCCGGCAGATGGATGACGAGGACTTCGATTCGTTTCTTGACTAAACCTAAGTTGACCACGATTTAAGGAGAAAAACTATGAAGACATGGACAATAAGGAACAACGAAACTGGAGCGGTACAGATGACAGGCTTTCACTGTGAAACAGCAGAGGAAGCAGTAGCTGAGTACATCGCTCTGTATCCCAGTTGGAGTGAGGACGAGTTATATGCGTCTGAGTCGGGCTGGAACGACTAAACCCAAGTTGACCAAGGTTTAAGGAAAAACGAATGGAACAGGAATACATTAATGTTTACAATAAGATGCCTAAAGCGGTTCAGC